TGCAACGACAACGACGCATACTTGCCAGCACCTATTTACTACAGCCACGAAATACTCAAAGAACTAAAGTCTATGCGACTGGACGGGTATGATTACATGCTGCCAGATGCTAAGTCACAGGTTAGTGTAGAGTACGAAGGCGGTAAAGTAAAACGCATCGATCAAGTTGTAGTAAGTCATCAGCATCGGGAAGGATTTGGACATAGTATTAAAACTCCTATCAAAACAGCAGTAAAACGAGTCTTAGGAGATTTAATTGACGGAGACACTATTTGGCATATTAATCCTACTGGCAATTTTGTTATTGGCGGTCCAGACGGTGATGCCGGAGTTACTGGACGAAAAATCATTGTTGATACCTACGGTGGTTATGCTCCTCATGGTGGCGGTGCATTTAGTGGAAAAGATCCTACAAAAGTAGACCGCAGTGCAGCATACATGGCACGTTGGCTTGCTAAGAATGTAGTAGCAGATGATATGGCAGACTGGTGTCAGATTCAGTTGAGTTATGCTATTGGTGTTAAAGAACCTACAAGTATCTATGTAGATTCAAACGGACATAATCGTTCAATTGAACGTTTTATTCGAGAGAACATTAATCTAACACCTAAAGGTATTATTGACAGATTTGATTTATTCAACTATACTAATTATAGTGCTAACTGCACATACGGTCACTTTGGAAACAAAGATGTACCATGGGAAAGGATTGGATGGTAATATGAAAAAATGGTTTAAAGATATTACAGGTGTAACTGCTAAGGAAGAAGCTCTTGAGAGAGAAATTGCTTTACATGCAGCAGCAGCAGAAGAAGAACGCAAGCGGTTAGAAGCAGAAGAAATGGAACTTCTCAAAAAGAAAGATCCTAAAGAATATGCAACACGCAAGAAAGAACCGTGGGTTAGTGTACTTGATGTTAAAGTTAATGAAGAGAATGTGCGCAACGGCTTCTTTGAGCTGGACTGGAACGAATACTTTATTGCACAATTGGTACAAGCAGGATACGGTGTTGACAACGATCCAGAAGAAGAAATTGTAGACCGTTGGTTCCGTGATATTGTGTACAACATGTTGGAGGCAGAAGGCCAAGATACTAGTCGAGGGGCTGGATATATTAATGTTGTTCCTATTAATAAAGGAAAGTCAGAAGTATCGTAATGTTTATAGAAACGTATTCTTTAAAAAATCAATTATTATGCAATGATATAATTAATTTTTTTGATAAGTCACCAGATCTACACTATACTGGCGAAGTAGGAGAGAATAATGTCGATATCAAACATAAAGATTGTTTACAATGTAATTTAAATAGTAATAATAAGCTATACCAATCCTATACTTCCGAGCTTATTAAAATTTTAAAAGACTATTGTGAAAAATATAGCTTTGTAGATCATTATGCACCTTGGGGGATAATTGAACCGATAAACATTAAAAAATATTCTCCGCCTGCACAGGCATTTCACGGATGGCATACAGAAAGAGCTAGTGCTTCGATGCCTATATGTTTACGAAACTTAGTTTTTATGACTTATTTAAATGATGTAGATGATTGCGGTGAAACAGAATATTACTACCAAAACTTAAAAATTAACCCCGAAAAAGGTAAAACAATTATTTGGCCTGCTGATTGGACTTATACGCATCGAGGATTGCCATCGCCGACACAGACTAAGTATATTGTTACAGGATGGATCTCTTTTCTTCCAGAAGGAGTTTAAAAATTATGGCAGAAATTCAATTATATTTTCCAAGTGCAATTTATGTTGAACACAATTTATTTGACAACAAGCAAAATAATATTTGGTCAGAAAGAATATTAGATCTTCAAAAAACTATACCTTCTGGCGGTGCAGACTGGGAAGGTAATACATATACTACTCACAGTACTTTTAATCTACTTAATGACGCAGAATTTGCTCCTTTACTAAATGAGGTACAAACTCATATAAATAATTTCACTAACGAATACAATTCCGAACATCATCATGTTTGTAGCGATGCCTGGGCCAATATTAATCATCCAGGCACTTATCAAGAATTTCATGTTCATCATAGCTGCATTTTTAGTTGCGTATATTATCCTAAAGTTCCAAAAGGATCTGGAGAAATCATTTTTGAAAGTCCTTTAATGCCCGATATGATGCCAGTTCCTAAAATTAAAAAACCAAACACACTATCACAAGAAAGAGTTTTCTTTACACCAGAAGAAGGAATGTTAATTATTTTTAGATCATCTGTTAGACATTCAGTAAGAGCAGGTACAAACACAGAACCTAGAGTTTCAATAGCATTAAACTATGCTTGACATGTATATATAGGCATGTTATACTATATTTAAACTAACACAATACAAGGCAATACAATGGCAACCTATATTCTAGTAGACACAATGAACACTTTTTTCCGTGCAAGACACGCTGTTCGAGGCGATCTTGACACAAAGCTAGGCATGGCACTACATGCAACATTCAACAGCGTTAAGAAAGCATGGAAAGATTTTGATGCAGATCATGTTGTGTTTTGCTTAGAAGGACGCAGTTGGCGCAAGGACTTTTATGAGCCTTACAAGCGCAATCGCAAAGAACATCGTGATGCTATGACTCCTGCACAGCAAGAAGAAGACACTCTTTTCTTTGAAATCTTTGATGAGTTTAAAGACTTTGTTACAAACAAAACTAACTGCACTGTAATGCAACACCCGCAACTAGAAGCAGATGATTTGATTGCTGGGTGGGTACAACAGCATCCTGATGCCAATCACGTTATCATTTCGACAGACGGTGACTTTGCGCAGTTAATTGCACCTAACGTAAAGCAGTACAACGGCGTTAGCAACACTACAATTACACACGAAGGCTACTTTGACGACAAAGGTAAGCCTGTGATTGACAAGAAGACTAAAGAACCTAAGCCTGCGCCTGATCCTGCGTTTATGTTGTTTGAAAAGTGTATGCGTGGCGATACAAGTGATAACGTGTTTAGTGCGTATCCAGGTGTGCGCAAGAAAGGTACTAAGAACAAAGTTGGTCTCATCGAAGCGTTTGAGGATAAAAGCACAAAAGGCTTTAACTGGAACAACATGATGCTACAGCGTTGGGTAGATCATGAAGGTGTTGAACATCGTGTACTAGATGATTATAATCGCAATGTCACTTTGTGCGATCTTACAGCACAACCTGATTGGGTTAAAGATATTATCGATAACACTATTGCAGAAGTTGAACCTAAGAATGTTTCACAGGTTGGCATACGACTTATGAAATTTTGTGCAAAATGGGATTTGCAACGTATTGCAGATCAACCACAGCAATATGCAGAAGCACTACAAGCAAGGTACACTAAATGACAGTAACAGCTAAACCTATTTTAAAAGATAAATTTTGGATTGTAGAAAATGACGGAGATCGTGTAGGAACATTATCTTGGAATGACGATCGGTACATGTTTTCAAATAGTAACGGAACATGTTTCTTTGATAACGAAAAACAAATTAATAAACGATTTGGTCTTTTTGTTTGGGGCAAAGAAGAGAATGATGTCAAAACTTCAACAGCAGATAACATTGCACATGGATACCCAACTAGTGTAAAACCTTACAACAGCATGTATGATGTAAAACGTAAACTGCCGCTGTTTACTAAAAGTGAAAAATCTAAAAGCTTGTATGCAGCAGGGTATTATATTGTTCGTTTTGAAAAAGGCTGGGTTAAAAGTTTTTGTCCTAAGTTAATTACCGTTGAACGTTACGAAACTCGTGGTCCGTTTAAAACAGAGTTTGAAATGAAGCAGGAGTTAAGCCGTGCAAACCGTTGAACCTTTAAACACTATTCCCTTACAGCAATTTATTAATGCTGTTAAAGGTGCTGATAGTAGTAGAGCAAAAGAAGTCAAGATAGACATCAATACTGCAAAAACACTTGCATTTACACTAGGTATTGTGATGTCTAGACTAGAAGGCGACTTAGAAAAGTTTATTGTAGAACATACTAAGGCAGATGACAACGAAGTTATTAGTGTCACCGTAGATGGTGGTGCTAGCTTTTAATGTGCGTAGATAACTTTTAAAAAGATAAATATATGCGTAGTTAATTAAGGATTTACGCATATGAGCAGGCCAAAGCCAAATGTTATACTAGAACACATCAACAATAAGACTTACAAAAGCGAACAAATTTTGGAAGCTGAAGCTATATGGGCTGTCTTTTTTAAAGGCAAGCCCTTTAACCTTAAGAGCATTAATGCTCTCACAAACTATCCCGGACCTAAGTACAAAAAAGTTAGTTTTTCAAATCCTGGGCATGCACACAATCTTGCTAAGAAATTAAATGAAATGTTTAAATGCGAAGATTTTTCAGTATATAAACTTACAGATGGTGAAGTAGTTGAAGAAGAATGAACTGGAAAGAAACATATACTAAAGTATTTCTTAAAGAACTAGGGCTTTCTATAAACGAAACTAATGTAAAGCAATATATGCCAATTTGGTGGCAGAATACAAGATCAAAAAATACAGGCGGATTACGTCTTACAGAAGAAGGATATAATATACTTCAGCAGATCGAACTTGCAACATACGATATTCCTTATCCTAGAGATATGCCTATTACTACACAGGTTATCATATTCTTAGACCAATTTATCGACTGCCCTTACTATCTTACAAATAGAAGTATAATTGTAACGAACGAAAAGAAAGCAGTCGAACTAACTCTTTTTTCAGGAGACTTGCGCAAATATGGTCTTACTAAAGCAATGACAAGGCAGAAGAAGAATGAAGATTGATTTACACGGATTACACATCCAAAGTGGCTGGCGTCATTTTAATCAACAAGTAGAAGAAGCATACCTTCGAGGCCATAAGAAATGTCATGTTATCACAGGACAGGGTGCTATGATGCAGGAAATAGATGTTTGGGCATACAATCATCCTCGTGTGAGAGAATGTACACAGACACCGCATAATCCTGGAAGTTTTTCTATAAAATTAAAGAAAAGAGGTTGACCTTTTACTCAGTTGATACTATATTATATGTACACGCACTGATAAACATAGAGGAATATATCATGTCAGACGCACGTACACTTAGCCCTAGCAAAGCAAAAAATGCTCTTACTATCGCAATGAACAAAAAACGTCCTATCTTTCTTTGGGGACCTCCAGGTATTGGTAAAAGTGACATTGTAGCACAGATTACCGATAGTCTTCCTAACTCGCATCTCATTGATATTCGCTTGAGTCTTTGGGAACCTACAGACATCAAAGGTATTCCTTATTTCGACAGCAACTCAGGTACTATGGTATGGGGTGCTCCTAGCGAACTTCCAAGCCAAGAGCTTGCAGCACAATACGACAACATTGTATTGTTCCTAGACGAGATGAACTCTGCGGCACCTAGTGTACAAGCTGCGGCGTATCAGCTTATTCTTAACCGCAAGGTTGGTACATACAAACTGCCGGACAATGTTATGATTGTTGCTGCTGGTAACCGTGAAGCTGACAAAGGTGTTACCTATCGTATGCCTGCTCCGTTGGCTAACCGCTTTGTTCACCTGGAAATGGGTGTTAACTTTGACGACTGGTTTAACTGGGCAGTTGACAATCGTATCAATACTGATGTTGTAGGCTTCCTGCAATTTAGCAAAGGCGATTTGTATGACTTCGATCCAAAAGGTTCTAGTCGTTCGTTTGCTACGCCTCGTTCTTGGTCGTTTGTAAGTGAACTGCTTGATGACGGACTTGACGAAGGTACTACTACAGACCTAGTTTCAGGTGCTGTAGGCGAAGGCCTTGCTGTTAAGTTTATGGCTCACCGAAAGGTAGCTTCGCAGTTGCCTAACCCTACTGACATTTTGGAGGGTAAAGTAAAAGAGCTAAAAACGAAAGAAATCAGTGCCAAGTATTCCTTGACCGTGTCTCTCTGCTACGAACTAAAAGAAGCATGTGATGCGGGCGATAAGAAGTTTGACGAGAAAGTCAACAACTTCCTGCGTTTTACTATGGATAACTTTGAAACAGAGTTGGTTGTTATGGGTATCAAACTTGCCCTTACTCAATATGCTCTTCCGATTGATCCGGACGAAGTAGAATGCTTTGATGAGTTCCACGACAAGTACGGAAAGTACATCAAAGCAGCGCAGAGCGCCTAAGGTGAGATCAAAATGGGCGGAGTCATTTCCGCCCATTTTTTCTTGACAAATATTGTAAATATGTTATAGTGTAGTATAGGCACTAAAGAGAAGGTATATATTATGTCTACTAAAGATACACAGACTAAACTCAAGCAATGGCAACCAGATCCTAATATTACACCTGAAGCATTAGAAACAATGCGTGTAGAAGTTATGGATCGTATTATTACAGCTCGTGTAGGCTTGCTGTTGCGTCACCCTTTCTTCGGTAATATGGCTACACGCCTTAAGATTCAAGCAGCAGATGACTGGCTTATGACTGCTGCTGTAGACGGACGCAGCTTGTTCTATAACACACAATTCTTTAATGCTATGGATAATAAAGAAATTGAGTTTGTTGTAGCACACGAAATCCTACACATGGTATTTGACCACTTGGGTCGACGTGAAGAACGCAATCCTATGCTCTACAACATTGCTGCTGACTACATTGTAAACAACTTGCTAGTACGTGACCGTATCGGTGACAAACCTAAGATTGTCGACTGCTTCCAAGACTTTAAATACGAAGGCTGGACATCAGAAGACGTATACGACGATCTGTTCGAACAGGCTAAAAAGAACGGTGACGAAGCAATTAAACAATTGGGCGAGATGCTGGACGAACACCTTGACATGGAAGGCGAGGGCGACAGCGAAGGCGAAGAAACTACAGATGCTAACGGCAATAGTGTAAGCAAGAAACGTCCTAAGTACTCTAAAGAGCAACTGGATCAGATCAAAGACGAAATTAAAGAATCAATGATGGCGAGCGCACAAAGTGCTGGCGCTGGTAATGTTCCTAGTGCTG